TCTGGCTTTGTTATAACACCATTGGATACTCACATTGTGTCAGCTATAGTTGGCCTATACTTCGGAGCAGGATTTACTAAATGATAAACAAAGACACAGAATGGCATCTCTCTAAGTCAGTACCCATCACATTAGTTGTAGCTATAGTGTGTCAAACCATAGCCCTTGTTTGGTATGTATCGTCCTTAGATAACAACGTAAAGAATAACACTAAGGAAATACTCAGGCAAGAGGTACGTCTTGAAAGGTTAGAGACTGTAGTACAAAGCCAAGCCTTAACTCTAGCTCGTATAGATGAGAACATTAAGTCTATACGTATAATGATGGAAGCTATGAATGCTAAAGATAAGTAAATGTATCTTACTCTCAGTTATCCTAACTGGTTGTTCATCTACGATCATAGAGTACCCATCTGTTTGTCCTAACAACGAACCTAAATGTCAGAGAAACTTAAATGCTCGAACACTCTCCCTTCTTGGTAACCCTGAAGCAGCTACTAAGCTTCTCTGCCAAGATCCTGATTTTAAAGCTGTCCTTGGTGACGATTGCACTAGCTGAGGATGTAACACTAGGTGACTTCAGTAACAACTACGAAGACTCAACTGTAAGTAGTAACAATAATACTGATAGTACAACTAACAACTACAATGCTACAGGTGCAGGTGAAGCAGCACCAGTGATGTCAAGTATAGCACCTACAGTTATGGGTGGTGGAGGTAATGACAGTTGTTTGTTACCTACAACATCAGGTATACAACTCAGTCTGCTTGGTTACTCACAAGGTACAATGAAACAAGATGAGTACTGTAACAGAAGAAAGAACAGTAGGTTACTAGGTACACCACAACAACTAGGTGGTCTAGGTTTACAGGTATCAGGGATAAGTATTATCTGTGATGATCCTAATGTATTCAAGGCAATGATACTAGCATCCACACCTTGCCCTATTATGGATGTTGTAACTGGTAAACTACTGATGGGTAAGAAAGCAGTAGATAAGTATAGAGAAAATCCTGACGTGTTTATTGTTGGGTACGAAGACAACAAGAAGTTTTGGGATAAGCTGTTACGTATAGGAGAGGATTTAACAGATGAAACAACTAAACAAACTAACACTAGCAGGGACACTCGCAGTCTTAGTGAACGGTTCAGGAGTACTCGCAGAGTCAATTCAACCGCCAGACTACAGTCAAACAGGGGACCAGAAGATACAGTCACTGATTAATACTATAGATATTATAGACAATCGGTTACAGCTTTCTTTAAACTTAGGTATAGGTGCTGTAGGTTATGCTGAGGTTGGTGGTGTAATAGTTGATGGTGCATTAGATGGATCTAAAGTAACTACAGCAATGCTTGCAGCTTACGAGAATGCTAGACAGAATGTGTTAGATCATGACTATGCTACAGCAACTAATGCTAATCAGTTGTTTATACAAGAACACACAGCTGCAATGAATAGTTTAGTAGATGCTGTTGATGTACTAAGTGATGCAACAAATGTGTTAATGACTGCTACATCTGTTGCTTCTGTTGCTGAAGAAGCTGACACAAAGCCTGAGCAAGTAGCACTACAAGAGATGATAGCTACAGATGAATACAGTTTAGATGCTTCAGAGGTTGCTGACTATAACAATGCAGTAGATGCAGTAGCTGACTATGCTCAACAAGCTGGTGCATTCATGGCTGCAGCAAACAACACAGAGTTAACAGCCAGTATTGATACGTATACTGCTAACAACAACATCATGATTGGTACTTACACAGCCATTACATATACACAAGCAGTTGATGAGTTTGTTATCTCTTGGGATGACTCAGGTTATGGTACAGGTTGGAATGGTTACCTAACAGATGACATGAAAGATGCTGATGATGTTTATGGAGCTGCATCATACATCTTACAAAATGGATCAGCTTCAGCAGGTATGTAAGGATAGCTATGATAGAAGATGCAGAAGTAAAAGTTGGTGGGTTTACATTCAAAGGGTGGTACATAGCTGCTGCCCTGCCCATACTAGGTTCTCTTAGTGGTGGTATCTATTACGGATATGATACATTGCAAAGGTTCTATGCTGTTGAGTCAGGTATAGAAACAGTTGTAACTAAGTCAGGTTCGTTTGATAGCAAGGCAGGAGAGCTGAGTTCAAGAATACAAACACTAGAACAGGCGGTACAGGATAATGATGTTAGAGGGCTTAACACTAGGTTGTCAACGATTAGTACACAAATGCAAACAATCTTGGAACAACAGAAAGAGTTGCTTGACTTACGTAGTCAGGTTGAGAGATCGACTGGGATCACTGATAGTTTGGATAATAAACTTGACAAATACCAAACAGAAATAGATGATATATGGAAAGCATATGATTCACTGGTAGACAACCCCTTAAACTAAAGAGGATAGAATGGCTAAGAAGAAAGACCCAAGGCTAGAACGAGCAGGAGTATCAGGTTACAATAAACCTAAGGCTACTCCTAGTCATGCAACTAAATCACACGTTGTAGTTGCTAAACAAGGTGACGAGATAAAGACTATACGTTTTGGACAGAAGGGTGTTAAGGGTAGTCCTGATGGATCAGCTAGAAATAAAGCATTCAAAGCTAGACATGCTAAGAACATTAAAAAGGGTAAGATGAGTGCAGCTTATTGGGCAAACAAGGTGAAGTGGTAATGGCAGATAAGAAACCCATATGGAAAAAGAAACGTCCTAAGTCTTTAGGTAAGTCTAAACCTTTAACAGATGGTCAGAAGAAGAAGGCTAGAGCTAGAGCATCTAAGGCTGGTAGAAAATATCCTAACATGGTTGATAACATGTGGGCCTCTAAACAATGAAAGGAAAGAACATGCCAACAAAGAAGAAAGCACCTAAAGGTTATCACTACATGCCAGATGGTAAACTAATGAAGGGTGCAAGTCATAAAGCTGCACCTAAAAAGAAAAAGAAAAAGAAAAAGAAGTCTGGTTACTAAAATGATAAAGAAAAAATTAACAGACTCTCAGAAATACCAGCAACTTAAAAGACAAACAGAGTCGGCTGGTATGCTAGTCAAAGAAGTTGACGGTAAGATTGTAGTCAGTCGTAAAAAGAAACCTAAAAAGAAATAAAGTTAAAGCCCCAAGGAGAAATCCGAGGGGCTTATTTATTTTTAAGTATCTATGTACCAACTTAAACACTGGACTGATTCTATATTCCAATCCTTAGCTTTGAGTAACTCCTGTACACCAATCCTTAAACTATACTCACAGTCTTCTAGATTATCGTAGACTACAGGATCATTAGAAGTCATACAGGTTGTTGTTTCTAGGTAACACAGTAGTATAATCGGGGTAAACATTATCCACCTTCCATTTCCTTTACTAATTTATCTAAGTACCATCTAGCTTTACGGAGATCTTCTAAAGGTTTCTGTTTGTACCTGTATCTATGTAAGTACTTCTTACAGTTACCTTCTAGGTATCCCATAAACATCATGTGATCCATGTTATCTTTCATGTAATCAATACATTCTATCTTACCGTTGCCGTAGTGTGGTGGTTGGTTGACAACATCTGCTTCTGCTTCTTCCATCATAGGGTGTTCACGTTGTGCATCTAAGTTCCACTTAGCCATTAAGCAGCCTCCTTATCTAAAGTAATTAACTCAGCATCTGTGTAAGGAATATGGAAGAACTTCTCTCCCTTGGTAATGTATCTACCTTTAGCTTCCTTCAACCCATCCTGAGTTAGTAAGTTATCTTTAATTCTCCATGCCTGTTTCATATCAGCTCTGAAGATATAGAAGTTTAACACACCATTCTGTTGTTTGTAAAGCTTAACTAACCTACCTTTACGTTCAGGCAATCTTATCTCAGCCCAGTTAGTATTCCAATCACCTTTCCATCCTGTCTTAACTTCAGCCTCATTGAAGTATGTGTAGTCACCTTTCTGAGAAACAACATCTACGTTGTAGTCTTCCTTTGTGCTGACGATTGTGTGTCCTACACTCTCAAGGTAAGCAGCTAATCTATCCTTAGCCTTGCCATCGTAAGCATCATACAAAGCCTTGCTGAAAGGCCTCTTAACCATAACCATTATATTCTTCCTTCTGTAGTTTCTGGATCTAGGAATACTCTTAACTCTGCATACCCACCAATCAGTGAACCATCTGATGAGAATATTTGTGGTACAGTTTTAACATTTGCTTTCTTTAGTAACGTCAGTATCCACTTAGAACTCTGGGTCTGTACGTTATACTCTGTGTAACCTTGTCCTACTTTATCAAGTAAAGTCTTTGCTGATCCACAGAAGGGACATTCGTCTTTAGTTATTACTGTATACATGGTAACCTTTCTGTTTATACTAACCCTTGGATTAAACCAAGAGCTAGTACTACTGCTATATATATTCCTACTGAAGTCAACATTATACTAAGTCTACTATCTCACAACTGTCACCACTACAGGCTAAGGTTTGACTACCTGATGTGTTGTCTTCACTCTCATACTCAGATACTTTAGACCAATCAATTCTGTTAGGCATCTGTCCTAACATCCTTAGGTAATTTGTCTTGTTGCATTCTTGGTAGGGTGCTTGTTGGTATGTGTGTTCACTGTAAGGTAGGAAAGATACACCTGACATTTCATCAAAGTGTTTGTAAACGAATGCACCTACCTCAAACCATTCATCACCTTTAACATTAATAGTTACAGATGGTTTGTGTTCACACCAATGACGTTGGTAAGCTAACCACATCTCTAGTTGTTCGATAGCAGTCATGTCAGCAGTAACTACAGCATTTGTAGGAGCCTTCATAGGGAAACTAAACACTGTAGTTTGCTCAGGTTTAAATGCTTCAGGTTCGTTAGGTATACCCTGATCAATCATGAACTGTGTCAATGGATCTTTGTTATCACCTCGTACAGTCCTGATGTAGTACTTAGAGTGTCTAGCATGTATCCCACTAGAACTATCTACTAACTGTGATACAGTACCACTAGGTTTATTGCAAGATATAGCAGTTGATACTGGTATACCTAGACGGTCAGCCCATTCAGCATTTGTATCTACAGCAACTTTCTTTAGGTGAGCAAGTGTCTTGTCTAAGCCTTTGTTCTTCAAGGTCATTAACGGATTGTCCATGACTCCTGTTAGTGATACACCAAGTAGTCTTTCTTGTTCTGTATTATCTTTCCATACTTTACGAAGGTAAGGGAACTTAGTGTATGTAGATTGAATAGTACCTAAGATTGTAGCTAGGCGTACCTTCTCAGATAGTGTGTCAATGTTATCTGTTGCTCGTACTACAACTTCAGTCAGGTTACAGAACTGAGACGGCCTTAAAATTATCTCACTGCAAGGGTTAGTACCGAACTCATAGTTAGTGTCACGTCTACCATTCTTTAGAGCCTGTACCTTAGATGCTTGTCTGTTAAAGATACCTCGTTCACCTGAACCTGATTCAACAAGAGACATCCACTCTCTCATAAAGGATAGGCTATCGGGTTTCTCAGTATAGGAAACAGAGTTGTTAGCTAATGCTCTTTGTGGATTACTTTCCCACCATGAACCTGACTTAGCATGTCTCATACGATCATCTGATAAGTTAGATAAAGATATCATAGCTGACCTACGTACACCACCTACAACAACTACCTCACCTATCTTACACATAATATCGTGACACTCAATAGATGAAAGGTTACGTCCTTGAGCACCAATGAATGTATCAATTGTAAAGTTAAATAGATCCACTAAAGGAGCAGGACCTGATGCTCTACCTCCGAATGTTTTAAGAGGTGCACCTGCTGGTCGTACCTTAGATACATCCCATGTTGGTATCTCACCACTGTAGAGTAAAGCAATCAACTGTCGAAGAGACTTAGCCCAACCTTCTTTACTGTCTTTAACTACTATGTTTGTTTCACTCTCAAACAACTTAGGTACTTCAGGTAACTTTTGTACTGACTGCCGTTCAACTGAGAACCCTACACCAGTACCACATAATAGTATAAACATAGCTTCATCAAATGCTTTGACATCATCAACAGCTAAGTAGCTACAATTATACATACAAACATTGTCACGATCAGCAGCTTTACCCGCAGTCATAAGTGACCGCATACTTGGCATGACACCTAAGTCTAGGATAGCTTTCTCTAGTTCTTTCTTAGTTATAATATCAACTAAGTTACCTACAATGTTAGACATATACCTTTCTACAGTGTCACTCCAAGACTCACGGCCTTTACCTTCTATGTACTTAGCATACCGTGACTTGTGTATGAAAGATTGGTAGTCAGTTGGTAGGTAGTTATTGCTCATTCTTTAGTCCCTCTATCCTGTTTGTCTTCTTTAAACCAGATCATACGATCTATCTCACCCCTTGTAAGACCTATGTCTTTTAGTTCCCTGTCTGTTAACCTGTTTAAATGTTTAACTGCATCCCTATGTAGCTGCCAAGTAATCATGTAGTTAATAAATCTATACCACCATCTACCTATTGCTCTAAGTATTTTCATCTGTTGTCCCCTGAACCTTGTATCTTGTTTCTGTCCTTACGACTTGAAAGCTTGTCAATATTCATGGCAGCTATCTCATCTAGGTTATAACCAATATCACTACTAAGATTAGCTAAATACCACAACACATCTCCTAGTTCCTTAGCTACTTCATGTCTGTTAAACACACCATCTCTTACTTGCTTCTTAACTTTCTCAGCTACCTCACCTGCCTCACCACATAAACCTAAGGTAGGGTACAGTACCTTATGTGTAGCTGGATAGATTGCAAAGCTAACTGCTTTCTTTTGGTAGTCTCTAAATCCTATTGTCATTCTTCTTCTTTCTCTATTAAAAATCCTAAGTCTATCTCCCCGAAAGAATCTAGATTGTCTACTATATCATCAGCAAATGCTTGGACAAACATGTGAGGTGTGATACCTACAACCTCAGCTATCTCTTCTATGCTAAACCTATCTATTAGTTTGTTAGCTAAACTGCTATTCATCTATCCACTCCTGAGGTATTTCTTTATCTGCATATAGAAAGTTATTCTTCTTACACCAGTCACCATAAGAACTCTTAGCACCCTTGTACAACTTAGCCCTACTGTTACTGAATACAAATCTGATATCGTATGCACTGAAGTATTGTCTCTGGATTTCTAAATGCTTACGTCTATCTGCAGCTGTGAACCTACCTTTGGTTTCAATTATTATTCCATTAGGTAATTGAAAGTCAGGTGTGTAGGTTCTTATCTTAAAGTCTTCCCATTTAATCTTTAGTAACTCATAACTAAATTTGATTTTCTTTTTCTTCAGGGCTTTAGCTGTCTGCTCTTCTAGTCCTGATCTATACCCTGCTTTGATTGCTCTTTGTCTAGTAGTTAATTTCTTAGGCAATGTCTATCTCATCCACTCTAGGTTGTTTAACAGTCTCAGTTAGGTAGATAGGAAAAGGAATAGCTGCATACTTGTAAGCTTTTAATCCTTCACCACCATTAGCATCAGCCCAACAAACCTTCTTGAAGTCACAGAAAACACAACCCATATCTAACTTACGGTTGCCTGTCTTACCATCTAGTACATCATCATAACATCTAGCAGGTGGTTCATCTTGAGCTAGTACCTTGTGTAGTTCATCAACTCTCTCTTGTGTATCAGGCAGTACATCATCTGATGGTTGATACAGGGTAAGAGATCCATCTACTTTATTCATAGCCCAGAAGGCTACACCTTTGTTGTCTGGTACACCTTCACTGTATGCTGCTATCTGTTGAAGGTATCCAAAAGGATCATCGAAAGGGAGGCTACCTTTAGAGAACTTCTTATAGGCAAACGGTGAAGCAGACTTAACATCAACAACATGCCCATCAATTACTGCGTCCATATGCCCTTTAATACCTGCTACCTTCACTGAGTGTTGCTCATTTGTCACACTGTGACCAGAAAGTTTAGCTAATGTTAAAAGTATTTCTTCAATAATATCTCCATATAGGAACTTCAGTAACTGATCTCCTGTTAGTTCCTGTTTAGTGTAGCCCTTAGAGTCATACCACAATTGTCGGGAGGGTTTACCAATTGCAGATAGACGGAGGACAGGACCTCCCTTTCGACGAGGGGACAACCTAGACCGTAGCAAATCTTTTAGGTTGTCACCAAAGGTATCGATAACTTTATCATTATCTTCTGTCTGGTTGTACCCTTTTACAAGAACGTCATAGACATCAGTAATTAAGGTATCGATACTCTTATTCATTATAGTTTCCTATCTTTAAAAGTCTATAGTTACTTCTTCTACAGGTGCTGTCTCAGCTGCAGCTATAGTTTCTCTAGAGGTAATGACTGCACTCGTCTTGTTGTACTCCACAAGATCTGTTATCTGACAGAAGTCAAAGAACATTTCTTTAGTATCTTGGTTCATAGTTGACAGGTGACCTAGTTTAATGATGTTACCGTACTGGCTATCACCAATAGATACGAACATGTTAACCTTAGAACCGTTACCAAGTAATGCCTCAGATGGGTTACCCTCAGCATCATATACTTCACCGTAACGTGTCCAACCACCTCTAGTCTTTTCATCTAGACCTATCTGAATGAACCTTGCACCATCAAAGGTAGTATCTTTACCTTCTTTGACTTTCTTATTTAACTTGTAGTCAGTCATTAAGTTTTCTAGCTGATCATTCATCTTGATAGCTACAGTGTATGCTAAGTCTTCTGACATGTATTTAGCTGCTGGTTCTTGTAACTTTGCCCAACATACTTCAACATCTTTTAAAACTATTTTCTTATCTTTGGCCATGATTTACTCCTTGTGGCGTTAGTTTGTTTAATTATAATACTATACTCTTTAGGAAGTGTCAATGGGTTTCTAACCAATTGTTTCCTATTTTTGCTTCACCATCCATTGGACAGTTTAGCTTAAAGAATTTACCAGCATCTATAATAGATTGTACTTGTATCTCCCCTAATCTCTCGGCTTGTTCAGCATCAACTTCTGTTTGCCATTCATCATGTACCCAAGCACATTGCTTAAAGTTGATACGTTCTTCTTTAGCTTTACGTTGCCAGAATACATTGGCTAGTCTCATGATCACTGTCTCACCACCTTGCAGGTAAACAGACAAGGCTAGATGATCACTACCTATGCGTAATATCCTACCGTCTAAACCCTTCATCCACCCCATACTTGCAGCTCTAGATGCTTCACTCTTTAATCTCTTGAGTGTCGGTAGTGTCTCATAGAAGTTCTGCATAGCCTTGTTAGCTTGCCCTCCATTACACCCTAGTATCTCAGCAATCTTACCTACCCCTGCCCCTAGTAAGAAGGCATAGATAAATGTCTTGGCTGTTGGCCTATCCTTACAGAACCTACCTAAAGCATTCTTGTTGAAGGTATGTATGTCACCATCTATGACCTGTTCGGTATACACTGGATCATTCATGTAATGTGCAAGAATTCGTAACTGAATCCCTGCTGCATCCGTACCTACTAACTTCCTACCTTCAGGTACTTTAAAGACTTGTCTGCATTCAGCTGCGTACATACCATCCATCTTCCAAAGTATACCTGTCTTACCGTGAGGTACTGAAGGTATGTTAGCCATGTTAGGACCTCGATGTGCAGCCCTATGGGTTACAGCACCAGTTGTTATGACTGTACCATGTACCCTGCCATCCCCTTGTGCTTTCTCTAACCACTCCTGAGCTATCTTCCAACGTGTCTCTAGTACCTTCCATGCCTTCAACCCTTTCACTGCCTGAGGTGCAGTATCAGGTATGGTAGCTAAATTTTCTGGGCAAATTTTATAGCTCTCTCCTGACTTAGTTTTAACTGTTGGCTTCCACCCTAGTCTATCTAGTCTCTTGTTAATTTGTGATGGTGAGGCCAGATTAAATTCTTCCCAGAGTATCTTTGAGTAGTCACCCCATACCTCCTGATTATCTAAGAGTTGGTTAGAGAATATGCTACCATCTTTCTTGTACTTAACTACTACATCCTTAACTTTAACAGCTATAGGAACCATGTATTTCTTTATCTCAGATTCAATACGATTGTTTTCTTTTAGACAAACAGTGTAAATTTCTTGAGCTAAATCAATGTCAAGTGCAAATCCATTACGTTCTTGTTCACACATTATGGCATGTACCATGTGTTCTAAGTTGATAGATGCTTGGCTAAAATCTTCACCCTCTTTCATCAACTCATTGTATAGTAACTCAGTGACATGAACATCCTGTTTGCAGTACTCTTTCATCTCTTCAGTGTACTCAGAGAACCCTGAGAATTCAGTCTTAAAATCTCCTAGTCTCTCACCCCATACCTTCAGGGAATGTCCACCCCTACGTTGTGGATCAAACAAACGAGATAGTACTAAGGTATCCAGTGTCTTATCTAATGGTATCTTGTAACCCCACAACTTCTCAATCACTGGTATGTCAAAGCCTATACCGTTGTGAGCAATCCATTGTGTTACATCCTTAGCAAACTTAGCAAATGCTTTTGGGCTGCGTATAATGTAGTTACCTTTCTTCCCTAATTCTTTTGCTACTACTACATGAATGATGGTAGCATCTAGACTATCAGTCTCAATATCAAATACTACTCTCATTGTATCTATCCCTCGTAACTATGTAGTCTACCACTACGTTTACTGTAGGTCAGGCTATCACATACACCTGTCTCACCAGTAAATCTATTCTTGATTACTCGTACCTTAGTGGTGTTACGTTCTAGTTCATCTTCAGCTTGGGTGTTTCTCTCTAAAGCTACAATCATATTACTTAACTGAGCTATCCCTGCCGTACCTCTTATGTCCTGTAGATTGATAGTACCACCCTCTTCAGGTGACTTCCTACTCTTATCTCTATTCAGGTGAGACACCATAATCAAACAGATATCTAATTCAACAGTTAAAGTTTTTAACTTAGTAACTATTTCATCTAGTGCTTTACGTTCATCCTTTGCATGATCAGATACTACGATACTAATATGATCTAATATTATAAACTTACACTCGCAGGAACGGACAAGATAACGAACCATGCTAACAATGCGTTCAACAGAATTACTCCCAAAACTATCGTAGAGATAGACACGGTTGCTACCAAGAGTTGCGTTATAAGCTTCATCAAATTCTTCCTTTGTGTATTGTGTATCGGGTAGGTGTAACATCTTCTCAGCATGTATTGACATCATGCCTAGGCCTGTATCTCTCACTGGTTCTTCTAAGAATAGAGTACCTACATGGCCTTTGTCTTGTCTTATCAGGTTGTACAGTATCTCTCTCATAACTTGTGTCTTACCAACACCTGTTCCAGCTACAAAAGTTATTAGCTCACCTGTTCTCAGGCCTTTAGTCATCTTGTTTAAACCCTTGAAGGGGTAAGGTACGCAGTCATAGGTAGGTGGTGTAGCCACTAGATCATAGAGATCAGTACCTGCTAGTATACCATCAGGTGTAAACGGCCCAGCTTTCTTGTGACTGTCAATGAATTCTCTTTCCCTACCCTGACTGATGTAGTCATTAGGATCGTTCAGTGTCATTTTAACTAGACGTACCTTACGGGGATCAAACAACTCAGCTACCAGTAGAGCTGCATCCTGTCCTGCCTTGTCACTATCAAAGCAAATGTTAATCTTCTCAAAGCTATCGAGCCATTCATAGTTTCTCTTACAATCTTTGACTGCACCCTGCGCCCCATTGACTACAGATACACACGGTTCAGACATAAACATCATCTGATACACTGACATGGCATCGTATTCACCTTCAGTAATTGTTACTGACTTACCACCCTTAGAGAAACATGCTTGCCCAAACAGATCAGCTTGTGCATTGCCACTAAACCTAAAATGTTTCTCAGTTAAACTTCTCTCTTTAAACCCTGTAGGTTTACCATTTAAAGTGTAGATCAGGTTAACTTTATCCCCTGATGATAACACCTTATACTTTTCTGATACTGCCTTAGTTAAACCCCTACTTGTAATAGCTGCAGGTGATCCTGATACTGGTGGCAATGGCTTCACAGCCTGTAAATTTGGTTGCATGATATCTAGTGCTACTCCTTCATCATCATCATCATTAAAATGTTTAGTCTTACAAACATGACAAAACAAACCATCCTCATATGGGTATGCCCCATCACTACTCCCGCAGCTTTGGCATGGTTGGTGTTTCTTGTGTTCGTATTCCATCGAATAGTTCAAACTCTTGTGCCTCCTTAACCTTAGAAATACAACGAGGGCAAGGTGACCAGTTTTGTCTGTTCTCTTCCCAATATATCTCAGTGTCTTTTGTTAGAGCATTACAAATATAACATCGCATACTTTAATAATCCCCTTCTCTTGTTGTTAACCTGTACCATATTAACTTAACAGCTATCCAAGGCCAAAGCAAGGTAACCTTATAGAAATTATGTTCATCCTCCTCAGGTAAGAAACCTTCAATCAAAAAGATTACACCTAAAGAATACATTATTAGTACTGCCCATGCAGCCATCATGTAATCTTCTATTATCATTTACCTTACTTCTCCTGTTAATATGGAAGGGATATGAAAGTAACTGGTACTCCCTGTACTTAGTATGTATCAGGGGCTGCCGTTAATACTCATTATACACCCCTTTTCTGATCTGTCAAGCCCTCCAGTTCTTTTATTTTATTTTTGTATTCTTTGAGCATCATGTTAGCTTGTGCTATATCGGCTGATACATAACTAGGCCTAACACCTGTAGGGTATCTCTTTAATTCATCCTCTAATCTAGATACAATGCTCTTGTATACCTTTAGTTCTTCAGCTCTATCTAACCTTGCCATCATAAGAACAACCCCCATACTATAGTTAATGCCAAGCTAAACGTATACATTGCACCAATAGCTGCGAATGCTAACGTTAGGTAAACAAGGCTATTCATTAACCTGTCTTTACGTTGCTTGTCTCGTTTATGTTTGGTTGTATTAAAGTATCTACTCATTTTGTATTCCTTTCTTTTACCCATAGTCTTTTAAGTTTATTATTTCTACCACCCTTAGCACCTGTAACCTGCCTATTCTTTTGTTGTGTCCATAGGTCGCCCTCTTTGTAGGTTCTCATGTTAAAGACTGCCCGCATTCTTTTATTCTCTTGCTTGCATACCATCTCGTGAGCTAGTCTTAACCTGTCTTGCACATCTAGCATTGCTTATTCTCCTCTACTTTATTTGTGATACCCTTGATTGCCGCATACCTTTTCACTACCCGCAAAGCATCCTCTCTTGTTCTCACAGTCTCATAACAAACAAGCTTGCCTGTCTTGTCACTAATTGTATTCACTACATATTTATTTATCATTTTATTATTTCCTTTTCTAATTGTATTTCTACTGTATTAACTCTATAACCGCACGTCAAACATTTCTTTCTACGTTTAGTGGACGGGTAACCTAGCTTAAAATATTCCCTTGTATCAATTATTTTTAGTTTACGCCTATATGATTTGCTCAGGCACTCAGGACAACAACTTAAAG